TAGAGTTCCGCATCCCATATAAATGCGGGGAAACGTTTGAATTCTTTCTAGCTTCTGATATTCACCTGGATAATCCCAAGTGCGACCGCAAACTATTTGCACGGCATTTGGATGAGGCTAAGGCTAAAAATGCACCATCACTTTTCTTTGGTGACGTTTTTTGTTTAATGCAGGGATCAAAGGATCGCAGGGCGGATAAGGGAAGCATTCGTATTGGCCATTTAAAAGGTGCTTATTTCGATACTGTATTTGAAGAAGGTGCTAATTTTCTTAGCAGATGGGGAGATAACATCTACATGATGAGCGATGGCAACCACGAGACTGCCATTATGAAACATAACGAGGTAGATCCTTTGCGCAATGTAACCCGTTTAATGCGCGAGAAAGGATCTAAAGTAGAACACATGAGTTATCAAGGTTTTATTTTTATCAAGTTCTATCAGCAAAATCCAGACGGTTCACAAGGTAAGGTGCGCATGACTACCTTGGCTTTTCACCACGGTGTATGGGGTGGAGTAGTGACTAAAGGCACCCTTGGTGGGTCGCGGTATTTTAATATATTCCCAACAGCAAACATTGTTCTTAATGGTCACAACCACGAAAGAACAGTTGTAACGCATACTTGCTATATGCCTAATGCTGTTGGTACCGTAGAAATAACCGACAGATTACACTTGCAAAGTGGGACTTACAAAGAAGAATTTGGCAAATTTGGAGGATTCGCAGTCGAGAAGATTGCTATGCCGAAGTCGCTGGGCGGGCTCTGGCTAAAGTTACGGCCAAGGGATAAAGGCGGCGTAGCTATATCTTGTGAGTTTGCCACTTAATGATCAACCAGCATGTTGTTGAGGTATGGGCTCTTATTGCTGTTTACAGCCCCTATGATGCCGAAACGGTGGAAGACAACATTGCTTCCATGCTAAAAGAAATGGCAGCTAGCGACGGCCATTTGCTCGCCCATGATGTTGATTCCTACCTACTTCCTAAATTAAATGGAACACCAGATTGATGAAACTGAACTCCTTTCTAAGAAAATCACAAAGGCTAAGTTTAGAAAATCAATCATAGAAGAATGGGATAGTTGTTGTTATGTATGCGGCAAGCATTTTGATAAGATTACCCTTGACCATATTGTGCCCAAAAAAGCAGGCGGTAGGACAACAAGGTATAACCTTGCAACTTGCTGCAGCATGTGCAACCGCAAAAAGGGGCATCAACCTGTATTTGAATGGTGGTCACAAACAGAAATGTGGGATATTAACCGTGTTATTCGGCTGATTTCATGGCTACGTCGCGCTCATACATCTCATACAGTTGACGATAAAACACAATAGCTTGCCATTTTTGGCTGTGCTGTTTAACTAAACCGTTGTAGGTAATAGTACACAAGACTCCGCTAGGAGTATCTGCGTTTGGCTCCATGAAAATAACGGGAGGAATCATTGGGGTTTCTCACAAGTGATGGCATCACGCGGAAATATTGAAGGGTGCTCAACGGGGAACGGAAGTGCATCCCAGCTTGCGTCTTGGCTGGCTAATTCCCAAGCCATTGCTTCGCTTTGGGCCACCACTATGGTTTGGAAAGAGCCGCGGCTTATATTGCGAAAAGGGTAGCGATAAACCCCCGGCACCCGGACCACCCAAACTTTAGATTTCCTAAGCCGTTGCCCGTGATCGCATCCAGGTGCCGCTGCTTTTCCTGGCCACTTTTGCCAGATCCATTCCCATAACTTGAGCGTCAAGTGCACCGTCAATATTGCCCATGAAGGCTTCTAACTCTAAGTCCCAAAGTTCGTCTTTACGGTCAGCCATGGCCTTGTCTTCATCAATAGCTAAGGACTCGTTCCAATATTCGACCACACCTGCCAAAGCATCTAAACGGTCGTCGTGCTGCAGGCAGTTTTTGTCGTAGGTGATGTGGGTCAGCTGGTGAAATAGCTGATATGCCAACTTGCGTTCTATGGCATCGTCGTCGCGGCCGCGGCTATCCGCTTCAACAACAGACCTATTCACAATAAGTCGGTGTTGGTTTAGCACTGGTTCAAGTGCACTAATAATGCGGCGTTCTTTCTGGATATTGCTGCGTACTGGTTCGACTGTGCAGGGGTGATGTTGACGTAAGTAAGGCTTCAGGAGTGATTCCAACATGCCTTGGCCAAATTGGTCCTCTAACAGGATCAGATTTACCTTGTTGCGTTTGGCTGCAAGAGCCAAACCTTCTAAGACTGCTTCTGTGTACCCGTCAGAAAATGCCCCAGCTTCTAAAAGGAATAGGTTGCCGTTTAAATGCGCGACAACAGCGTAAGCAGTTTCGTCTGCACCCCTACCGGAGGGGTCAATAAACATGGCGCATCCAGCAAAAGGCAACCAATCACCATGAATAAAGGCAGGGCGGTGGTAGTAATCACCAGAAAACCCAACTGCAGGGAGATCGGTAATGCGATATTCAGCACCGGTAGACCATATAAGCTTTTCAGGTGCATGATCTGACACCTCAATGACCATTAAATCTGACAGCTTAAGTGGGAACCGTTGCATGTCAGACAGCGAGGTATCCAGCTGAAACTGCAAAGCAAATTGAGACCTGCCGTAACTGACTTCCCGTTCAAGCAAGTCAATTTCACTAAACCTGCCTGGGTCAACTGGTTTGTTTTTTAGAGCTGCACATTGTTCTTTAACAATAGGAGCAAGTAAATCGCCGTATTTATCTGGTTTGTCTGGGTAACGGGCCGGCCAGATACGAGTAAAAAACCCTTTGTGGAGAAGTTTGTTATAAATTGACTCTTCAGTTTGTGGCGTGCCGAGGTACATCACTTCACCACCAGGTTTAAGGATGGCGTTGTATTCCCCAACAGCTGCCAACAGCTTCTCCCTCATCCCTACTGACCAGGACGTTGTAGGGGTTTCAATGTCGTCTGGGATTATTAAATCAGCTCTGGAACCAGTTACCTGTCCAAATATCCCAACAGCTTTTACAGAAGGGCTTTTATCTGGTTTTGATTGACGTACGTCAAACGCATGTACAGCAGATCGCTGCTCTTCCCGTTGCGGTTCAAGACACCGCAGGAGTGGCATATCACGTATTAGCTGTAGACAAAAGGTTGTGAAGTTCTTTGCTTCCTGCCCACTGGCAGAGTTAACCATGATCTTTTGCTGCGGATCAAGGCGTAGCTTCCACAAGACAAAAGACGCTGCCATCCATGACTTACCAACACCTCGATAACCTTGGATAATGCGGCGTTTAGGGCCGTGCTGCATGAACTCAGCAATGTCTAGCTGTATTGGCGTTGGCTCAGGAAGCCCTAAGTGCGTCCATACAACACAAAGAAAATACCTGAAGTCGCTTGCAAACGGTTCAGGTAAATCATGCCATGTGCCTGATGGACGTACTCCCACAATTAGGGTGCGGTATCTTGCGCCAACGTAACCGTAACTGTAGGTGAACCGGTAAGAATGGTAATTAAATTAGCCCTTACATAAAGGCAAGGGAACCCAGATATTGCGTAACCGTACACACCGTTAGCTGTAATTGTGTTGTCAGATGCTTGCAGGTTAAAGAAATTGGTACCGTCATTAGAACCTTGAAAGCGTATGACAACGCTAGTACCAATATTAGCAACGACAACTTGAAAGCAAAAGCTAGACGAACTATTGGCAATAAAACCAGTGGCACCAACTGCTGTCAGAGCAGTAAAAGCAGTAACGTTAGGTAATGCCATTAACCAGCCTGACTGTCAATAACAATAAAGTTGATGGTCAACGCTTCTGACAAAGAGCCAGCTGTGTTGTTCACAACGCGGTAATCAATAGAACCATCTTGAGCACAAGCATGAACGCTGTATGCGTTAGATGTACCACCACCGCCTTGGTTGCAGATCACAACGTCAGTAGCGCTGCAAGCAGTGTTGGTTTGAGTGAACTTAACAGTTGCAGCGCTGGCCAAAGCAGCAGCGTTCATGGTGATAACACCTGCCTTGGTGCTAAGAGTCACGCCTGTTGTTTTGCTTGTTCCTTGCGTAACAGCACCACAGGCACCAGCACTTACGCCAATGCTTGTAGCTGCTGCTACAGCGATGGTTTCAGGAGTTCTGATGAAATAACCAGCGGGAATAGTAGCAGTCATGGGAATTAAGCTGTTTAAGCGCTACGACGGAACTGTACCACCTTATCAAGATTTGGCAGCTTTGACACTAAATCACCAAAAGGTGTCCCTTCAACTGGTGTTGCTGAGATCTGATTGTCTTTAAGGAATTGACGCAACACATTTAATTCAGATCCACTAATCGTGCCGTCGTCTAAACGCTCCTTTAGCAGTTGCACTAAGCCTGCATGAAGATCAGAGAGTTGCTCATTAATGTCTTTTGGGTTTGGCATGGCTTCAAAGGATCAGAGGGTCACTGTAGTCGTCGTTTCGCTTGCCAAGCCTAACGGTTCCCCGAACAGCAACCCTCTCTTCGATCCAATAGCCCCACCACGGAACCGTCCACACTCTAAACCACACCAACACCTAAACACTTACTTCTTTAGACATGTGCCAATTCCTGCCCTGTCATAACTGCGCTTGGTGGGGGTGTGTAGGATCTAAGGCTTAGTGCTCCTTAAGCAAAAGGCACCAAGCTACTAAGTCGCTATTCCAACCAGGTTTAGCCAAGGTATCCGACCCCCAAGGGGGGAACCCCCGCCAGGGGGTTGGATCTAACCCAACATCAACCATGGGTAAACCCCACAGCTAAAAACAGCTAACCACAGCTGTTACTAGCGTCCCGCCGAGCAGGGGCGAGGCGGAACACCCCCCCCCACCGTCCCTCTCCTTGATAACCTTTCTTAACAATTAAGAACAGTAAGGACAAACGGCACAACCGGCTAGCGCTAACCCAGGCCAACCTGCAGCCAACCTTGGTTTTTGTTCGCTAAATCTCTGGGGCTTATACGTAGGGGCTCGGCGGCCTTCACCCCCCTGGGGCCTGCCGCCGTAGGCGTAAATCGCAGGGGGGGGGTGGGGGTATCCGGTCCAACCCTGGCCACCCTTGGACAGGACACCCAAGGCAACCCAGGCCAGCACAGGGTTCTGGGGCCTTGCGTACCTGTGGTTTAGACAGTTATGCAGGCTCAGGACAGCTCAGGGAAGCGCCTAACGGCGGAGGTCTGAGAGGTTGCAGATGGCCAGGCTAAGCCTTTGTTTGGGTGTGGCCGCCCAAGCCAAAGTTGGCCGCTGGTTGGGCCTGTAGTGGGCTGTGGGAGGGGTTGGGGTAGGGGTTAGGTGTAGGAGGTGGTAGGCCACAGGTAAGCGCCGTTGGCGGGGCCTGTGGTGGGTCTTAGGGGTGGAAGGTGTAAGGGCACAAAAAGAACCCCTAGCAGGGGTTAGCTGCTAGGGGTTGGGTTGGTGTGGTTCACATGCCTCGACTACAAGCTAGTCGGGCAGGGGTTGGTAGGTGGAAGGGCTGGGATGTTTGTAGGTAGAGCTGGTGTTGTTGCTGTTGTTGGTTGGGGTGGTGATGTAGGTCGAGCTAGGGCCTGGAAGGTTGGCTAGGTGTTGCAGAGCAATAAGCCAGAGACAGGCTGTCGCTGCTGTTGCTGTGACGATGTAGCGGTTCATGGTTGAGCCTTCATTAGCTGCCAAGCTCCAACCACTAGCCAGTAATAGGCGTTGTGATCATGGCCGCGGCCAACAATCACTAGGTCGTCACTTGACATCCATTTTCCAAGCAAGCGCTCGGCTGCCAGTTGGTGGTTAGTTGTTGAATCGAGGCTGTAGTCCCAATGCAGGACAGCACGCCAAGTGCAAGCAGAGTCCCGATGATGGGTGGCCTTAACGCGAGAGCCAAGGGAATTGGTAGGGCCCATGTAACGGGTGACTATTACGGGGCCTGTCAACAGGTTTGTATCTGTGACGGGGTGGCCTTGGTTAGCTGCAATGGTTGGACGTGGTGCGGTGGTGGTGGTCATGGGTCCGGGGTGGTTGTGGGATTAAACGCCAATAAAGGCGGAAACATGGGCCTTGATGTGGCCAGGCATGGAAACATTGGGCCAAGCTGCACAACTGGGCCAGTTGTTCAAGGTTGTGGCCAGATCAATTGCATTCAGCTCAGCTTCAGGACCAACAAAAACCCGGCGAACACCGGGACTAATAAGTCCCTCAGCGATAGGGTCAACGACCCGGGCCGGGTCGCGCTGATCGGTAAAGCAAACCCAATATTCAAGTTCCATCACAGGCCACCGTCTGCATCGCTGATCCCGTCAAACTCAGAGCAAGCAGCCAACCAGTGGCCCTCGTATAGCTTGCCTTCACATAGATCAAGTTCATATTCGTAATCGGTCACCTGCTCCTCGGTATCGGATACCAGGTCGGCAAAGGTCTGCCATCCATCGCCTTCAATATCGCCGCAGCAGTCGACCAAGTACCAAAGGAAAGCATCTTCTCGCCTGTCGTATTGGCTGGCCACGGTGTAGCCGGTGGCATTTTCTAAACGGTTGCTATATGCGCGGGCTGGTGCTGGCAGGTTTTGGCCCTGCTTAAAGCGTGGTGCTGTGGTGGTAGTGGTCATGGGTCCGGGGTGGTGGTGGTGGGTTGCAAGCGCTGGCGGTGAAGGGTCACCCCGCCGGCTTACTAACAAACAATACACCCGGCGAAGGGTGATGCAACCATCCGCCCACAGGTTTGATTATTTCTTAACAATTGGCCCATACTTGGGAATGGGAACCATTCTTGCCAAGCCCGCCCATAGGTTTGGAAATGGGAATCATTCCCGCATATGGGCTTGGGCCCAAAGATGTAACCCGCGCGCCCGCGCGCCCGCCCGCGCGTGCACGCATATGAATGTGTAGATTTCGAATGTGTAGATTTCCTGCACCTTTGTAGACATGCAGCCAGGTGGCGTGCCATGCTTCCGGAGCAGAGCAATCTGCCCTACCACAACCAAAACATTCACGAAAATGCAAGACCAAAAAGCATTGCAGCCAATGCAATGTTTGCGCACGTTTACTAATTACGAATTGATGGATTGCTATCGGACATGGTGGCAAACAAGCTATGGCAACCCACCCAATAGCCAAGCAACAATCATTGCTGCCGCTTTTGCTGAGCATGTGATTGATCTATTAACTAACCAAACCGATGAGGAACCTAATGAAAATTCCTAGTGTTGCTATTTGCACTGTTGCAATAGCAATAAACGAATGGGGCGAATGGGTTGCTGTTGGTTCTAGCAACCAACCCAAATATGAAATTGTTGAAGACGCTCATTCAATACTTAACGCTTCCGCCAGCTTTATTTCTGATAACGTCCAAACTCATTGGGTGGAAGTCGAACTGCCTTTCCCAACCGTTGCAAAAGGAGTTGTATTAAGTGAATGACAGTCAAGCCATGGCAACGCTTAGGAATGAAATGCTAAATAAGTTAGCTGCTTCCTATCCGTCACCCTTGTCGGTTAAAGATTTAGAAGCTAAATGCCGTATGCCTTTTCTTACTAAAGACAAGGTTTGGTATTCTGATGCTGTAACTGAACAGTTAAAAATCCTGAAAAGCGCTGACCTAATACGTCCGTTCCATTCAGGTTATACCTTGACTGAAAAAGGTAGGCGTGATCGCAATGAAGTGTCAAGGTTCAACCAACCAACACCACCAGAAGCAGCATGACAAAGCAGGAACAGCTAATAGAAGACAAGCGGCAATCGCTTATTTCTAATTACACAGATGCTATTCAAATTGCAGTTGATGCTGAACACAAAGCAGCTGTTGCTTGGGACAAGCTGCAAAGCTTTAACAAACTCCACCCTCACCAAACCAAAAACTAGTAATGACTTTCTCATTGCCTGAAGATTTGCACCCCATTGAATTTGCGCCAACTAAAAACCAAGCCAATAGCAATGGTGAAGTAATGTTTTATGCAGAAGGGTACGGATGGTACTCAGGCCAATTCTCAAGGCCGCACATGCCAAGCACAACGCATTGGACTTTGTTGCCTGATCGCCCGCCAACTACTTTATCAAATGAAGCAAGATGCGAAGCAAGTTATCAGACTTGGGCGGCTGGCCGCGATCTTACACCTTTAGGCAAAGAATATTTATTGCCTGCGTACAAAGCAGGCTGGTCTGACAGAGTGACGAATGGCAACCGTTGAAGAACAACTACAGCTTGAGCGTGAGATGTACCAACTAGGTGCTGATCGCCATAAGTTTATGTACGCTAAACGGCAAGAACAAAAAATGGAATCGCTTGGTCATTACGGCCAGGCGATAACTGAAATTGGAATTGAACCGTTAGTTGAAAAGATTAAAACAGCAACAGAGCACATAAAAGCAGGCAAAGCAGGCATAAACTACAGCTGTTTGCAACCATTGCTACAGCTAGCACCTGAAAAGATTGCTGCTGTAGCAATGCGTACCTGCGTAGATCAATTAAGCAGCACCGTATCTTTTAATGTACTGGCTAACGATTTGGCTGATAAGTTATGGATTGAAACCATGCTTGATAGGGCCACAGAAAGAGAGATGCAATACTTCCTAACCATACGCGGCAGGCGCAAAAGAAAGAAGGAAGATATATTTAGGATGCAAAACACTACTCAATGGACAGGCAGGGAGCGGGTAACGACTGGCAGTTGGCTTGTGTTAAGAGTAATTGAATGCACTGGCATTATCCGCATTGAATCTGAACGCACGCAAAACAAAACTATAAACATGATACGACCTACTGATGTAGTTGTGTCTTACATTAAGGATGCAATTGCAGCTGGTCAATTGTTATGCCCATTTAGTTTACCTATGATCATCCCGCCAAGGCCATGGGATAAAGATTTAGAAGGCGGTTACTACAGTTACGTAATTAACTCGCAGCTTATAAAAGATTACGTCTCAGAAATAGCTCAGCAGATAACAGGCGACGAACCGTTTATTAAAGCTGCTAACCAACAGCAGTCAGTGCCATGGCAAATAAACAACTGGCAATTAGAGCACTTGCAATTTGCTTGGGACAAGGGCCTAGAGATTGGCAAGCTAATACCAAGAGAAGGTTGGTCAATACCGCCGTACCCCAAGCATTTAGAAGAGACTGATCCCATTGTGCAGAAATGGCGATGGGAAGCTAGGCATATCCATGAACGCAATGAAAAGACAATAACTAAACGTGTCGTAATTGCCAAAATGATATGGGTAGCCAATCGTTTTGTTCAATGCGAAAAGATTTACTTCCCTATGCAATTAGATTTTAGGGGAAGATACTATTACCGCCCGCCGTTTCTTAACCCACAAGGCAACGACATAGGCCGCAGCCTGCTGCAATTTGCTGACGGTAAACCCATAAGCAATGAGTCTGAACTCAACTGGCTACGGGTGCATGGAGCTAACGTTTTCGGACACAGCAAACTTAACTTGCAGCAACGCATTGATTGGGTTGTACAGAATGAACGGCAAATAGATTCATGCGGCAAGAACCCATGGGTTCATCTTGAGTTTTGGTCTAAAGCAAAAGATCCGTGGCAGTTCTTAGCCTTCTGCCATGCTTATCAACAGTTCTTGAAGCATGGCTTTGGGTACGTATGCCAATTGCCTGTAGTGCTTGATTGCACATGCTCTGGTATTCAACACTACTCTGCCTTGCTTAGGTCGGAAAGCATGGGCAAGTTAGTAAACCTAGTGGACACTGATCAGCCTGCTGATATTTATACAACAATCTTGCTTAGGGTGTTGGACCGTTTGCGGGAAGACGCACAAGCAGGTAACCAACACGCAGAAAGCTGGCTGCAGTTAAACATTGATCGCACTTTACTTAAGCCTGTCGTCATGACTGTGCCGTATTCAGCGGGCAGATCAAGCCATATAACTCAGGTGCAAAGTTGGGCGTATGAACGTACTACCGAGCTGTACGGCAATACAAAAAGCTGGCGCTTTAAGAAGGGTGCACTAAAGGCTATTCATTATTTAACTACAATAGTTGTACGCGAAACCGATCAAGTAATAGGCCCAGCAAAAAGTGCGATGCAATGGTTTAAGTTTGTTGGCCGGTTAGCTGGCAAGTCTGGAACATTGCTGAAATGGGTAACGCCATCAGGGCTGCCTGTCTTTCACAAGTACACAGACAACGCTAGCGAAAGGATTGAGCTTAGGTATTTAACTGACGTGCGCATTAGAGTACATGCGTACATAGGAGAATTGTCCTGGAGAATATCACGTATGGGCACAGCATTAAGCCCTAATGTTATCCATTCATTAGACGCTAGCCACATGGCATTTACTACAATTGACGCATTTGCTAATGGCGTAACCAACCTTGGCGGGATACACGATTGTTTTGCTACAACCCCAGCTGAAATGGCAACTTTACGCGACAGCGTACGCAATTCATTTAGCAACTTATACAGCAGCAATGTCTATGAAAACATTACGGCCCAACTTGTGAGTCAAATACCGAAGGAAGTGGCGGACAAAGTTCCGCTACGCCCGTCATTGGGCACACTTGATACTAACTCTGTACGCAACTCCACCTACTTCATCACATGAACCAATTCAACCTTATTAACTCGGCAAAATTCACCACGCCTTTGCTTACCTTCCAGTACCCAAAGTTGCTGGAACCTGACACAAAGTTCAGCCCTGACGGCAGGTACGAATGCCAAGGCCACTGCCCTGTTGATCAAGGGGCAACACTTGCTGATCAGCTGGATAAATTCCTTGAAGAGCATAAAGCTTCATTGAAAGCGCAGTCACCTACAACAAAATTCAAGCTGACTGATTTGCCTTGGGGCTACAACGAAACCAATGGCAGGCCAACGTTTTTTGTAAAAACAAAATGCAAAGCTAGTGGCATTGATCGTGAAGGCAAAGCATGGTCACGCAAGCCTGTGTTGTTTGATGCACAAGGTAGTGTCGTGCAAGACCGCAGCACATTAGACGGCATGTGGTCAGGTACTACGGGCCGCATATCTTTCCAAGCCAGCCCGTTTTATACCGCTGCAATTGGTGCAGGGGTAACACTGCGTTTGTTGGCAGTGCAAATCATTGAACTAAAATCCCAAGGCGGTAGTGGAACTGATCATGGATTCTCAGCCGAAGAAGGATGGACGCCTAGCGCGAGCAAAAAAGCTGAGACAATCCCGTATAACGGAGAAGCTAGCGTCGAGTTCGACCCTTTGGACTTCTAAATTTCGTAGCAAATTTGAAGCAGTAATCGCGGCCTCTCTCCTTAAGAGAGGCATGGCGTACACCTACGAAACAACTGGGTTGCCGTATCAATTGCAGAATGTGTACACCCCTGATTTCTTTTTGGCTAACGGGGTGATCGTAGAGACCAAAGGTTTGTTCAGCCCAGAAGACAGGCGCAAAATGATTGCGGTTAAACAACAACATCCTGATCTGGATATACGAATCTGTTTTATGGATGCCCGCAAGAAATTATCTAAAGCGCCTGGTTCAATTAGCTACGGCCAATGGGCTGATCGCCACGGATTCATTTGGAGTAACGGTCGAATACCCATTGAATGGTTAGCTGATGAGCAAGTGCATCCGACATGACCCATGCCCCAAGTGCGGCAGCAAGGACAACCTTGCCGTATATGACGATGGCCACAGCCATTGCTTTGGTTGCGGCCTTACAACTCGTGCGAATGACGGCAAAACCCCACCACCACCAGAGATTTTGCCACCTGTGATTACACCCTTATTGCCGTTCATAACGGTTAAAGCGTTAACAGCCCGAGGTATTACTAAAGAGACAGCAGCCTTTTTTAATTACGGATACAGCGAATACCGCAATCAACAGGTGCAGGTATCTGAGTTCCGCAATCAGCAGGGGCAGGTCGTAGCGCAACACATACGGGATAAAGACAAGCGGTTTGTTTGGGTTGGTGACACCAGCTCAATGCAGCTATGGGGGCAACACCTATGGCGGCAAGGCATAGGCCGCGGCGGCTTGTTTGTTGTGGTTACAGAAGGCGAGATTGATGCGATGAGCGTCAGTCAGGTTCAAGGCAACAAGTACCCAGTGGTGTCTCTACCTAACGGGGCGCAGTCAGCCAAGAAATATTTGGCTGCTAACCAGCAATGGCTCAGCCAATTTGATCGAATCATTTTGTGCTTTGACAGCGATGAACCTGGCCAGAAAGCAGCGACTGAAGCCTTGGCAGTGTTGCCTTTAGGCAAAGCAGCTATCTGCCATCTGCCTCGTAAAGACGCCAACGAAATGTTGGTTAACGGTGAAGGCGATGCGTTACGTGACCTGTTGTGGAAGGCCACACCGTCAAGACCTGACGGGATTGTTAATGCAGCTGAGCAATGGGATGAATTAATTAAGCCGCAAGCTGGTGCTGTTTGTGCTTACTCGTGGCCTGAATTAAACCGCATGACACGCGGCTTTAGAAAAGGAGAGATGCTTACGCTTTGTGCTGGTAGTGGGATTGGCAAGTCTTCTATCTGCAGGGAATGGGCGCATCACTTCTTAGCTAATGGGATGCGTGTTGGGTACATCGCCCTTGAAGAATCGCTTAAGCGGTCCATGCAAGGGATCATTGGGATCGAGCTTAACAAACCGATACACCTAGATCCAAGCTTGGTTACCCAAGAGCAAATGAAGGCAGGCTTTGACAAAGTGTTTGGCACTGGCCGTTGTTTTCTTTACGACCACTTTGGTTCAATGGACCCTGAGCATTTGATCAATAAGATCAGGTACTTAGCTGACGTTGAAGGTGCTGATGTTTGCTTCCTTGACCACCTAACTATTGTCATTAGCGGATTGGCGGAAGTAGACGAGCGGCGGGCTATTGATTTGACATGCACCAAGTTGCGGCAAGTGGTTGAACAAACAGGCATTGGCCTTGTGCTGGTGTCACACCTCAAGCGACCAGAAGGGCGCAACCATGAAGAAGGTGGGCAAACATCGCTGTCTCACTTACGTGGCAGCCATGCCATTGCACAGCTATCCGACATGGTGATAGGAGCTGAACGCAACCAGCAAGGCGACATGTCACAACGCAATGAATTGCAGCTGCGGGTACTAAAGAACCGCTTTAGCGGGGAGACAGGTACGTGTGACAAGCTGTTGTACGACATGACTACAGGCCGGCTGACCGTACCAATGAGTCAGTACTTTGGCCTTTAACCCACCACCAACCTCATTATGAAATGCCCCTCCTGCGGTGATGAGCCAGGCGTCCGCGCTCGCCACACCCGCACTGATTCAAACAACACTGTTATTAGACGTAGGCATTGCACTGCCTGTGATCACCGTTGGTACACAGCCGAAGTGCCCATACCGGCTGAAGCCGTAACGCATGGGTTTACTGAAGGTAAAACCCGTTCCACGTTCGAGTTAAAAGGTTCTGTTCTTTATTCAGGAGATTGCTATGACACTTTTGATTGATGCCGATTGGTTGCTTTATGTGGCTTGTGCTGCATCTGAGCAAGACATTAGATGGACAGAAGACGTGCATACCCTGCACTCTGAACCCCTTGCGGTGCAAGCATTTATCCAAGGAAAGATTGCTCAATGGAAAAAATTAACAGGCCATAGTGATTTGGTTATGTGCCTGTCAGATTATCCAGGCTTTCGTGCCTCGCTATTCCCGGAATATAAGCAGAACCGTTTTGGCAGACGTAAGCCGCTTGCACTTGCAGCGTCAAGGAAAGCGTTAATAAATGCCTACCCAAGCAAAGTGATCCCAAGCTTGGAAGGCGACGACGTGATGGGTTTGCTTATGACAGACGGCACTATTAACGATCCGGTAATGGTGGCAGTTGATAAAGACATGCGCACCATCCCAGGCAAGCTATTGGTTAACAACGAACTTGTGTGCACAACAGAGGCAGAAGCCAATTTTAATTGGATGAAACAAACTTTGACTGGCGATAGCGCCGACAATTACCCAGGCATCAAGGGTTGCGGTCCTAAAACTGCAGCAAAAATATTAGAAGGCACCAAAGATTTAAGCCAGATGTGGGCAGCAGTGTTGCGTGCATACGCAAAGGCAGGACTTGAACTTAATAAAGCGATTCTTAACGCAAGGCTTGCTCGCATCCTGCGTGATGGGGATTACAACTACGCAGACAACGCTGTGCGATTATGGGAGCCAAACACGGATAAGGAGATCCAATCGCATGGATGACCAACTCTGGCCAGCAATCGACGAAGCGTTAATTACAATGCTTGACCGTTTGATCCCAGAACGAAGCCCAAACATGGACGACACTGACCGGGAAATTTGGTTTAAGGTTGGACAACGCCAGGTTGTGCGCATGTTGCGGGCAATCTACGATGAACAGCAACAAGACATCGCGAGTTAACTCATGTGTTTCGGTGGCGCAGCTCCAAAACCAAATCAAGAGGCAATGCTTTATCAGCAAGCAGCCGCAAACATGCAGCGCAATAATCAAATTGTTGCGCAACGGCAGCAAGAAGAAGCAGCTAATGCACAACGCGCCGCCCAAGAAGCACAAGCAGCGCAACAACAGGAAATTTATAGGGCAGATCAGAACCGCATAATGGCAGAGGCGCAAGCGCAGCGAGACCAGCAAGCCCAAGCGATGGCAGCGCAACAGGCGCAGATACAGCAACAACAAGCTGATTACATGGCTATGCAGCAAAAGCAATACGAACAGCAGCAAGCGTACCAAACCCAGCAAAGTGCAGAAAGGCAATCTTCTCAAAGCGCTTATCAGCAGCAAATGACGGATCTGATAAGACAAACGCAAGAAAGTTCAAGGGCGCAACAACAAGAATTCAGAGATGAGCAGCAGGCCCGATACAAAGAACAACTACAAATACAACAAGCGCCACCACCACCACCACCTGCCCCAGTTGCAGGTTCAGCAGCGTCAGCTTTAACTGCAGCCGACGCGGCCCAACGAACCGGCGTCGGAACAGGCGCAGCCAAAATACGCCAAGGATTTGGTCGCAAGAAGCTGCGCATTGATAGAGCCGGCGGAGTCGGTGGCTTATCCATCCCTGCCGTTTAATGAACTTAAAACTAACCAGCAACGTAGACCGGCAATCGCATACGGCTGCTGAGATGAAAGACTATGAAAGCGGGATAACCGCAGCTGCTAGATACCAGCGGTTGGTCTCTATGCGTGATGTGTACCTGCAACGGGCAAGAGATTGCAGCAAGGTGACCATCCCTACCTTGATACCTGACTCAGGCGAAAAGGATCGCGGCAGTCTTAAGACCCCGTACCAATCGCTTGGGGCAAGAGGCGTTAACTACTTGGCCAGTAAGTTACTGATTACCCTGTTCCCGCCTAACGCTGCGTTCTTCAAGCTAGAAATTGATGATCTTGTCCTACGTGCTACAGAAAATGGACCACAAATTAAGGCAGAATTTGATAGCGCTCTAGTCAACGTAGAGCACGCAGTTATGTCAGCGATGGAGACGGCTAATGGCCGTGCGTCCATGCACGAAGCGTTTAAACATTTATTAGTTGGCGGCAACGTGTTGTTGTATGTAGCGGAGGAAGGCTTCCGTGTAATACACCTCAACCGTTATGCGTTAAGCCGTGATCCCATGGGGAACGTCAGCGAAATCGTAGTAGAAGAAGAAGTTTATCCTGAAGTATTACCTGAAGGATTCTTAGATGAAGTAAAAAGCCAAGACGATTCTGACAAGGAAGGGTACGCGAGCCAAAAGACTTGCAAGCTTTACACCCACGTTGAATACGAAGAAGGCAAGGTGCACTGGTATCAAGAAGCTTATGGCAAGGAGATCCCTAATACTCACGGCATGTGTGACGCTGACGTATCACCATGGATACCACTGCGGTTTAACCGTGTGGACGGAGAAGAGTATGGGCGCGGTTACGTTGAAGAATATTACGGTGATTTGTTGGCACTTGAATCGCTATACCAAGCAGTGCTTGAAGGTAGTGCAGCCGCGGCCAAGATCTTATTCCTTGTAAACCCTAACGGCACTACACGTCCACGCACTTTGGCTAATGCCCCTAACGGTGCAATCATCCAAGGCAATGCAGCTGACGTAACTGTTATCCAAAGCGAGAAAGCGCAAGACCTATCTATTGCAACCAGCATTATCGAACGTATTGAAGGCCGCCTTCAATTTGCGTTCCTACTTAATACTGCTATCCAACGGCCAGGTGAACGGGTAACAGCGCAAGAGATCAAGTACATGAGCCAGGAATTAGAAGCTGGTATCGGTGGCTTGTACTCAATCCTTACGCAGGAGTTACAGCTGCCGTTAGTGCGTCGCTTAATGTACGTCATGCGTAAGCAACGCAAGTTACCGGCTTTCCCCAAAGGCGAAGGAGGTAAAGCTTTAGTTAATCCTAAACCTGTTACTGGCCTTGAAGCCATTGGGCGTGGTGACGATAGAAACAAATTGGTAGACTTCTTAACTACTATCGGCCAAGCGTTAGGGCCAGAAGTATTGCAGAAATACATTAATGTAGACGAGGCGTTGCGGCGTTTAGCCAACAGTGAATCTATCGACACTACCAATTTGGTTAAGACGAAAGAGCAACTTGACGGCGAAGCCTCAGCGGCTAACGAGCAGATGCAACAGCAACAACAGATGAACACTTTAAGCCAAGGCTTGAAGTCACCCGCTTTAGGCCAATTGGTTAAAAACTACACACAAGATGGAGCACCTTATGGCCCGCAGTTCAGTGAACAAGGAGTCCCTAACAGACTCCCCGACATCGCAAGCCAGCAACAATTACCAGGAGGTGTCCCTCCTGGCCAAGAACTTCCCGGTGGAACCCCACCCCCCCTCGGATGAGATCGTAATTACTGAAGCTAACCCTGCTTTTGTAAGGGCCCCTTGGGTCGCGCCTTTACCTGCTCCTGTTGTCACTTACGACAACCCCCAACAAATCACCATTAACTAACCATCGCTACCACCACCATGCCTGAACCCGTAACAATTAAAACGGAAGAGTCTCCAGCTTTATCAGCTGACAACATAGCTTTCCTTGAAGCAGACCAGCAAGAAGATACCAGCGAGGAGGGGAACCTTTTAGCTGGCAAGTACAAATCTGTTGACGAATTAGAGAAAGCGTACAAGGAGCTGCAGTCTCAATTCAGCAAAGACCGCAACGAACAAAACGTAGAGGAGCCAGATTACACAGAAGAAGCGGAGCCAGAAGGCGAAGCGCAACCTGATGTTCGTGGAGCTAAAGAGATCTATGGCGATCTAATTGGCAGCAGGCTGGAAGAAGCAGAGATTGATTTCTCTGACATGAATAGCCGCTGGCAGGAGTCAGGGGAGCTAGCCAAGGAAGATTATGCGCAGCTAAATGAAGCTGGCTTCTCAACCGAAATGGTTGATGCTTACCTGGCTGGCTTAAATTACAAGGCTGCTGCTGATTCTCAAATGAATATGCAGCAAGTGAACGATGTAAAGGCTGTTGTTGGTGGAGAGAAAGAGTACAACGCAATGGTTGAATGGGCTGCCACCAACCTAAGCAAAGACGAGATTGACGCTTACGACAACATTGTTAATACCCAACCGCTGCCAGCAATTAAGCTTGCTGTTGCTGGCATCTACGCCAGATATACTGGCTCGGCCGGTCGTGAACCCAGACTGTACGGTGGCCGCAAACCTAGTACTGATGGGGATGTATACGAGTCAACAGCACAAGTTGTTGAGGCAATGGGCGATCCTAAATACAAGTCAGACCCTGCATTTAGGAAGAAAGTACAAGCCAAACTAAGCAGATCTAACGTCTTTTAATTTATGGCCCTGGGTTACCGGGGCCATCCTTTTGTACTATAGTTTGCGCACCTAGACCCACTCACTGATACGACGGCCCGTTGCGACGGACACCCCCAGTGGATGAGGAGTTCAAGGTCGGGGAAACCTAACCCAACAACTCTTGGAAAAAAACAATGGCTGCACCAAATTTTGACGCAACGCGCTTAGGTCTAGTTAATAACGCTGGCGGCGGCAGCTTTGCCGGCGACAACGCTATGTTCCTGAAAGTCTGGGCTGGTGAAGTCCTGACTGCCTTCCGTAAAGCCACAGTGTTTGAAGCCCTTCACAAGGTTCGCACTATTAGCTCTGGCAAAACTGCACAGTTCCCCATCATTGGTTTGAACTCTGCCAGTTACCACACACCTGGCAACCAAATCATTGGCAACCAACAGAAAGTTGCTGAAGCTACCGTCAACATTGACGACAAGCTGATCAGCTCTGTGTTCCTGCCTGACATTGATGAAGCTAAGAACCACTATGACGTGCGTTCTCAGTTCTCAGCTGAGATGGGTAATGCACTTGCTTACACCTACGACAAAAACGTAGCTGCTGTAATTGCTAAGGCTGCACGTACCGCCACCAACTTCAACACTGATCTCCCCGGCGGCACCCGGATCAAGATTGTTGCTACTTCTAAAGCTGCAATCACTGGTGCTCAACTGGCTACTGCATTATTTGCAGCAGCACAGAAGATGGATGAGAACAACTTGCCTGAAGGCGACCGCTACTGCTGTCTAGCTCCAGCTGAGTACTACAAGTTAGTACAAGAGACCACTGTCATTAACCGCGATTGGGGCGGCCAAGGCGCTTATGCCGACGGCACCGTTCTTAAGGTGGCTGGCATTGACATTATCAAGTCCAACCATTTGCCTACCACTAACCGCAGTGCAGCAAGTGGTGAGAACAACGCATACGATGCTGACTACACCAAGTCAGTAGCGTTGGTATGGAACCCTATGTGCGCAGGCACCGTTAAGTTGATGGATCTCAAGATGGAAACGACTGGTGGTGACGTTCATGCCTTATGGCAAGGTACGTTCATGGTTGCTTCCATGGCATTAGGCACCGGGATCTTGCGTCCTGATTGCGCTATTGAAATCCACACAGATGTAAGCTGACACCTAATCAATCAAACTTACGGCACAATGGGGGCATTACAGCTCCCATTTTTTTTAGAGGTACTCCATGGCATTAGCTAGGTCTAGCTTTTTAGAAGCCGTCAACCGGGTGTTGCAAATGATGGGGGAAGCCCCAGTCAATAGCCTTAACGGCCAATACGGGTTGGCCCTGCAAGCTCAAGACACGTTGAACGATGTAAGCCGCAGGTTGCAATCAGAAGGGTGGTCGTTTAATACCGACAGGGAGAAATTACTGCAACGCAATACAACAACAAATCAAATCGCTTTGGGGCCTAACGTCAGCCGAGTTGTAATTGATAGGTTGCGTTACCCAAACGTTGACGTTGCTCAACGTGGAGCAAGCCTGTACGACAGGCACAACAATACTTATGTGTTCACTGAAGATCTATACGCTGACATTACATTCATGCTGGAATGGGAAGAACTGCCGGAGTACGCAAGGCAATACATCACTGCTAAGTCTGGCCGCCAGCTGCAGGAAGCGATCCTTGGCAGCGCTGATCTGACCAGGATAAACCTAACTGCCGAAGCAGAAGCAAAGGCTTTGTTTATGGACGAAGAAACTGTTGTAAATGACCACAGTATGCTTAGTGGTAATCCCAACCACAGTGGAGTCATAATGACGTATATGCCTGCAGCTGCCCTTCGCCGTCAGTAATCATGCCACTGGTCAGTAGCTCAATTCCTAATTTGATTAATGGGGTAAGCCAGCAACCAGCGGCTTTGCGCCTTGCTTCTCAAGCAGAAAAAGTTATTAACTGTATGCCAAGCCCAGTTGAAGGGCTAAAGAAACGACCACCTTGCTACAACCTTGCCAAAATCATTAGCGGTAGTGCCGGTGCAACTAGGCCCTTTACCCATATTGTTGATCGTGACGGCACAATTAAGTACTTAGTATTCATTCAAAACGGTGCGTTGAAAGTATTTGGGTTAGATGGTTCTGTTAAAACTGTTACCGCTACTACTAACTTTAATTACCTTACTGTTACTGGAGAGCCAAGTTCAGCTTTTAGGGTAGCGTCAATTGCTGACTACACGTTTATTGTCAATCGTGAAAAGACCGCGGTTATGGCAGGAACGCTGTCAACTAACTGGGGCACCAAGAGTATGGTGTTTATCAAGACAGCTGATTATGCAACGACGTATTCTATTACTGTTAATTCCACTACGGTTACAGAAACAACCCAGAATTCAGGTGGCAACGCACCAAGCAATGTAACAATTGCGACCAACCTTGCGGCTTCATTGCAAGCAGCTTTAGGCGGAAGTTTCACAGTAACAAGTACTGACTACATTGTCCGCATTACTAAAGCAGACGGTGGAGCGTACACGCTTAGCTCTAAAGATACCCGTAGCGGGGCAATGACAATATCAATTAAAGGAACAGTCGATACATTGTCGGACTTACCTACTATTGCTGAACATGGATTTACTGTAGAGGTCTTAGGCAGCCAGTCCACCGGCCTAGATAATTACTACGTAAAGTTTGAAACCAATACAGGCAGCGGGTTTGGCCATGGCATTTGGCGTGAGACAGTAGCCCCAAACATCCCGTATTTGTTTGATGCAACAACAATGCCGCATGTGCTTATACGCAATGCTAACGATACGTTTACCTTTGAAGTTTTCCCTTGGTCAGGCCGAGTGGCTGGCGACGTAGATACGGCCCCTGACCCAAGCTTTGTTGGCAGCAAGATTCAGAACATACAGTTATTTAGGAATCGCTTGGCGTTTCTAGCTGACGAAAACGTAATTCTGTCTGCTACTGATTCTTACGACCGCTTCTGGCCGGAAACAGTGCAAACTGTTATTGACAGCGATCCTATTGATATTGCAACAGGCGGCCAAGAAATTAACTTTCTCGTTAGCAGCCTGGCTTTTGCTAACTCGTTGTTGTTATTTAGCCGTCACAGCCAATTCCGGCTAGATACTGGCAACGTTGCTGCAGCTTTGACACCTAAAACAGCCAGCATTTCATCTCTTACTACTTTTGAGATGCTTGATTCAGTTGACCCTATAGCTTTAGGCCGTACTATTTTCTTTGCTGTACCTAAAGGTGATAACACTGGCGTGAGGGAGTTCTTCCTGCCAGATAGCAGCGGCCCTGCTCCTGTGTCGGAAGAAGTTACGTCTGCTATCCCCCGTTATATCCCGAACAATATATGTTCTATGACCGCAACTGTATCAGAAGAAGGCTTGGTGCTGCTTAGTAAGACCCAACCAAGGCGAGTGTATTTATACAAGTTCTTCTTTCAAGACGACTCTAAGTTGCAGTCAGCATGGTCGTACTGGGAGATGGAAGGCGTTAAAGAAATAATTGGTGCTGACGTACTTGACAGTGATCTGTTCTTAACCGTCCAATATGCCGACGGCGTTTACTTAGAACGTGTCTCGCTGCGTCCAGAAACAGTTGATGCTGGCACTAACATTGAGATCTTGTTAGATCGTAAGACAACAGAAGCTAATTGCACCGTAGCGTTAACAAACCCGGCTGGTCTTGACGTTCAATCAACTATTACGTTGCCGTATCCAATCAACAACACCAGCTCAATGGCGGTTGTAGGGCGCTTCTTTGCAGGCAATACGGTCCAACATGGCCAAGTGTTGATTCCTATCAGCCAGACGTTGGCAGGGGGCACAGGCGGCAATGGCACCTTGGTCGTAAGAGGCGACTTGACTGCAGCTAAGTTTTTTGTAGGCGAGTTGTACGATCTTCTGTACGAGTTCAGCACTCAATACATAAAGGAGCAACCACCTGGCGGAGGCATTGCAATTGCAGCAGGGCCGAAGTTGCAGCTGCGTACATGGACCATGATATTTGATATCACCTCGGCTTTTGAGATAAAGATTACGCCAAAGGGACGGGACACCAACACTTACCCCTACAACGCAATAGTGCCTGGCGATAACTCGTTGCTTGGTTCCCCTGGCGTTGCTACCGGTAGGTTTAGAGTACCCGTAATGACCGAAAACATAAGCGCTGTCATTCAATTGGCAAGCAGCAGCCCATTGCCTTGCCGTTTTCAATCGGCCGAATGGGAAGGGTTTTACCACACCAGATCTCAACGATTATGATCCCGCCACTCAGGTCAACAGTTGTAGCTGATATCGCTTGGATAGCAGACCGGATGAGGGCTGCTGATGTTGCTGAGGTAAAAGCCAATAGCGGGCTGGAGCCACGGGTGGGGTTGCTGCATAGCTACATGAAAGGCAAACCATGCATCACAATGGTGTCAAGTCAAGGGGAACCATTAGCAATGGGCGGTGTCGTGCCAGACGAACTCAATAGCCGGGTAGGCCAAATATGGTTGCTGGGTACTGATGCGTTGGTGGAGAATACGACTAACCGTATGCGGTTCTTAAGAGGTTGTAGGTCTTGGGTAAATGCTATGCACCGTGAATACGACGTGCTGTGGAATTACATGGATGCTCGTAATGCTGTGCACCGCCGCTGGGTTGAATGGATGGGGTTTACCTTTATTGCAAAACGGCCAGACTGGGGAGTAGAAGGTCGTTTATTCCTGGAGTTCTGCAAGGTAAATCATGTGTGATCCAGTCAGCGTTGGTATTACAAGCACCGTTGTTCAGGGGGGATTGGGCATTGGTAGCCAAATGTCCTCGTACCAGCAAGCAAAAAGCAATGTTGCTTTTGCTAATGCTCAAGCTGACATGGATTATTTCCAAACGCAACTAGACGTTGACGCTGCTAACCGCCAAGCGCAACGGCAGTATTTCCAAGCGAAACAAGAAGAAGCTTACGCTAACGCGCAGGCAGATCGGCAGTACTTTCAAGCGCAGCAAGACACTGCTTACGCTAATGCCAGGGCAGACCAGGATTACTTCCAGGCGCAACAGAATACATCGTATGTTAATAGCCAGATCAAGCAACAATATTTTCAAAATCAACAGAATACAAAGTTTGCTAACGCTCAAGTTGAGCAGCAATACTTCCAAGAGAAAGAAGAGACAGACTACGCTAATTTTGCCGCTCAGCAAGGTTACCAATACCAGCAAATGCAGACTGCAACTGCACAAAGCTACGAAGACTTACGGTTTGATCAACAGCAAGCGTTAATACAACAGACAAGGCTAATAGCTGACAGCGCTTACGCAAACGAAGTGGGGTCATTGAATCTTAGATTGATGCAAGAGCAAGAAGTTGCAGCACAACAAAAGCAACAAGCAAACATCCAAGCGATGGAAGCTAGCGGTTCCGTAAGGGCGGCAGGCCGAGTTGGGAATTCTATTGAAAGCTTGATCGCTAATTATGAACGTCAACAAGCGCAATTTGATTTTGCAACCGACCGTAATTTGGCGTTTGCGACAGCTCAAGTGCAAGCAGAAAAACTTGGGGCTGCTGCTACTAGAGGTTCCAGGATTGCTAGCCAGCAAGCTTATATCAGGCAGCCTATCCTTGATCCAATGAAACCGATTGCGGCATTAAACCCAATGAAGCCAATACTAGCAATTGCTCCGTTACCGCCGATACTAGCGTTAGATCCACTGAAGCCAATTCAGGGCATGGCTCCTATTAAACCTTTGCGAGCAATGACTCCCATGGCTCCAATCCCAATGGCCGCCCCAATAAAAGGACAGAAGCAAGCCGACCCAAGCGCTACACCGTACATATTGGAAGGTGCTGGCACATTGGTTGGGACTGCTGCGTCTGTTTATAAGCAGTCTCGATAATGGCAAAACTTAGTACTGGTCAAACTACTGGCAAGATCCCGGGCGCTGAAACCGCGCAACGATTACTTGGCGGCCTTGCTGAGGTAGCTAGTGCCGGGGCCTTAGCGCAGCAATCAATAGCAACGCCGGCTCTTAGGGCTCAAGCAAAACCTGTAGATACAAACCAAACGGTTGGCGCACCAACTCTTGGGGGTCCAACAAAGATACCTTCAATGGCGGCATTGCCTAACTTGCCTCGGGCACCGGCATTGCCAAGGCCAACTGAGATGCAAGGCATCCCAAGTAATCCTAGTTTGCCAAGCCTGCCAAATTTACCGCGCCTTCCTGAATTACCGGGGCTTATAAGTTTACCTGGAATGCCAGCGCTACCTAGGCTGCCAGAACAACCTAAACCAAATCAAGACCTAGCTAATCTTGCTCAAGCGTTATCGTCATTCAACCAAAACTTACAACAAGTTGGCCGTACATTCCAAGAAGTAGGTCAACAAGAAGAGAAGAAAGCAGCTTCAGAAGGAGCGCAAGTCGCAGCGCAATTCTCTGGGTTGGGTTACACCAGCTATAAGGAAGCGCTGGCTGCAGCAGAAAAGGCTGCAGCAGTAGACCCAACAAGAGCAGCGGATTTGAATTTATTAAAAACATTAGACCCAAGACGCCAACGATATTTTAATGAGCAATTAGGCGACTCAAATTTTAAGCAAAGGATGGCAGAAGTTAAAAATACAATTGCATACACAAAGAAATTGCCTGACGGTCGGCTTTTAGAGACTGTACCTCCTAATGACCCAGCACTTATTGAATGGCAACGGAGTTTAGCTGTACCTGCCAATACAACGCCTAAGGCTTTCTTTGAGAATCAATCCCAGTTTCAAGCCCTTATGGGTTCGGTTAATAGCGATCAAATCGCACGTTATGCCAAACATTCTGACGAGAAACTATTCAATGGATTTAACGTTGGGTTAGGTGGCAGCATGACGGAATTAGCGTCAGGCACAATTAGTTCTGAAGGCTTTGCCGGAAAACTAGGTGCGAGCCTGGATGGGTTCCAACAGGGAGGCGGAACTCCTGGGCAATACCAAACCGTAAAATCAACATTGCCTGACAGGCTTATTGAAAGTGCTCTTGCCGCCGTAGGCAATAGACCAAACCGTACCGCAATAATAGAAAACCTTATCCCCAATATAATTAAATCTCTGCATCAAACCCCAGCCGGGCCTAACGGAGAACCGCTTATAAATCAACTTGGCATGACACCTGAAGCAGTAGCGCTTTACATAGCTCGGGGTATGAATAAAGGTCTTAATGCCGATAGAGCGGATTCTGATAGAAACGAAGCCACGATTGGGAAAGACGCAGCTGTTAATGACGTAAAAGCAGCCCCAATGGGAACTCCGGGCCAAGTAATGGATTCAATTGCGTATTTAAGGAGGCAAGCTGAAATAACTTATGCAAATAATCCAGAGCGATTAAGCTCATATTTAGCAACGTTAGGGGACTTGTACTCTAATAAGGCTTTAACAGTTGTTAAGCCTGTGCAAGAAGCTAAAGCACGGGAATTTGACCAGCGAGATCCGACGACAACAACGCCAGCGAAAGAGTTGGTCGAATACGCAAGGGCACAAGAACGCGGCGAGCTTAGCCAAGAAGACTATACCCGCTTAACAAATACAGCAAAGGCAAGAATGGACACTGCTAACAACGCAAACTTTAAACTTGCAAATCAAAACGAAAAAGATTTAAGGGCAAGGCTTACAAAAGAATATGAAACCTCTGGATATGGGGATAAAAAACCTGGCATTAGCCCCGCGGAAAACGTTGAGATTAGCAACCGAATCGGTGAGTACCGCAGACAAACTACTGAGCTTATACAAAAAGCCAAGGGCGCTGATATAAGTAATGACTTAAATGATTTGTACTTAAAAGCTACTGCCCCACAGCAGCAAAGAGCACAGCGAAGAGAGCTGCAGCCAGCTTACGCTACGCCTGAAACTGTAAAGACTAAATTAGACCGGACGTCAGCGGAAGTAAAGCGCAACTATCGTTCAGGGCCGCTATACCCAGAACCAATCTTTGGGAAACAATTAGACGATATCATGGGAAACAAACCATTAGACGGCACCACTAAAGAAATTATTAGGCGTCTAGGGGTTACACCATTGGAGTATTTCACGCAACAAAATGACAAGCACGCCCCAGGCAAACCACTTCCTGCCCCAGTGCAAGAGAAACTAAAAGAACTTGATAAGGTTTCCTTGACCCTTCCAGTAAGTGGAGGAGGCTCTATGGGGTTGGGAATGATTACACCTGATATGGCACGAGCACAACGTATGTGGAGTGCAATGCAGAACACGTCAAGCCCGTCCCTTAACCCACCAGCAAACCCAATTCTGCCTGCGCCAACAGGCAATGTTACAGGTAAAGCTGCAGCTATCAGAGAGGCTGCCCAACAGTTAGGGATAGACCCAATTGTTCTTGCGGCTGTAATACACAAAGAAAGTGGCTTTAAAGCAACTGTTAAAGGCGGCGAAGGTGGCAATTATCAAGGTTTAATCCAGTTTGGCCCTACAGAAAGAAGGACTTATGGCTACAACGCCAACCAAACGTTTGAGCAACAAATGCTTGGTCCTGTAGTTAGGTATTTAAAAGATCGCGGAGTTAAGCCTGGCCATGGGGCTAAAGAAATTTACGCAGCAATCCTTACCGGCAACGTAAGCAACATTGCTAGAGGCGGTCTTGATTGGGCTGACAGCAACGGAACGACAGTACGCAAGTCATTACCTGGCCTTGAGAGAGGGATAGACTTCAAAGCAGCACAACGATTTATGAGAGGTATTTAGCCATGCCATACGTTGAAACCAAAGATCCAACAACCGGTTTAGTCACTAGAGAGTATGTGCTTCCTACGGCTAATGCAACTCCGGCTGCACCTAAGCCCGCACCTAAACCTATTGCGGCCCCTGCACCAAAGCCTGTTTCTGTTGCTGCCCCTGCACCGTCTAATAATCCTTTAGCCAATTTGGGCCAAGCTGTACAAACCGGCTTGCAAAGTTTTGCTAAAGATCTAAATGATCGCGGCCAAGAAAGTAGTGCACTTATTGGAGCTGCCCGTGGTTTGACACGCATGGGTTACAGCACCGTGCGTAATACGGCTCAAGAACTAAGCGATGTTGGTACTGAAGCAATTGCCAAGATCCAAGGGAGGCCGTCTCCTACGTCTGCTAAAAGGCCAGATGCGCCATTCCTAGGCATCATGCCTCCGCTGCCTAAAGCCAAAAGCAGTGGCCCGGCTGAAGACCTAGCTGTTGGTATTGGTCAGTTTGCACTGTCTTGGGTTCCAGTAGCAAAAGGAGTAGGTCTTGTTGGTAAAGGCTTATCTATGTTGCCTGGTGCCAGCAAGGTCACAGGTGCAACGCAAGCGGCAACGCAAGCTGTAAAAGCGACTAAGGCAGTACAGCAAATTAGCAAAGTCCCTGGTGCCGCAATTGTTGGTAAATCAATAGCAGAGAACACACTTACTAAAGCCGCCGCGACTGGTGCCGCAATTGATTTTGCTGCATTTGATCAATACGAAGGACGGCTAACAGATCTGCTTGAGCAGATGGGGCCGTTAAAACATATAGCTGTTGATTATTTAAAGTCTGACCCTAGAGACGTGGGCTTAGACGGCAGGTTTAAAAACGTTATTGAAGGAGCTCTTTTTGGTACTGGAGCTGAAGTTGCTTTCCGTTTCTTCAAAGCAGTACAAACAACAAAAGCCGTACAAGGAGCACCAACAGAAGCAAGGAGAGCGCAACTGCTACCTGTAGCCGTAACTGCCAACAATAATTTGGAGGAGGCTGTTGTTAGACAGCAGACGATACTGCCGCCAATTGCACCATTACCTCCCATTGCACCATTACCGCCGGTCCTTCCCCGCACAGCAGTGCAACCGATGGGGAATGTGGCTGCTGCTGCAATAGAGCCGCCGGTTCCTGGGCGGGCGCTAGATCCAGCACTGCAGACACCAAGCCCACAAGCCATTGGGGCGCCTTCAGCAATTGCTCCTGCTGCTGCTGCTGCTCCCGCACCCAGGCAAATCGTAACAATTGACAATATTGTCTTGCCTGACACCTCGTTTCGCAAATTAACCAAAGCAAAAGAGAATAGTTCCGCTGAACTTTTTAAAAAATGGTTTAACGCAGGCCAAACGCCTGAGAACCAAATAGATATACTCCAAGCAATAAAAGCTGTACAAGACAAAGGCCAACGGTTTATTGCCGAAGATATTGCTGAATTGCCAATAACGCAAGCACTAAATGATTTATCTACTGGTCGGTTCACACCAGAAGTAGAAAAAGTGCGCAATGCGTATTTAGAAGCGTACAACCCAAACCCAACGACAACCCTGGCCCCAACACCAGCTCCCCTCGATCCGCAAACAGCTCCCCTCGATCTGCCTCCAACTTCTCTTGAGGAGGCGGACATGCCGCCGGTGCCTAGTGACGGTGGAGACTTGCCACCTTTACCTCCCGACGGTGGAGACTTGCCGCCGGTGCCACCTGATGGCGGTGATTTACCGCCCGTGCCACCAGAGCCACCAGAGAACGTTAAGCCTCCAGCTTTTGACGAAGCATGGACAAACCGGTTTATGGATCAATACATAGCTAATAAAGAAGCTATTGACTCTGGTGAAATTGAGATTGAAGATCTCTTAGAAAATAATGTGCAACGGTTTGAAAGCCGTAGCGGCGCAACGGTTTACGTTCCAACAATTCCAGAAGAAGCAGTAGCTGCTTACCGTGCATTTAGCGACGTAATGAGCAGAGTCGAACTGACTGGCAACCAAGTAACAAATAACGCAACAATAGCTATAAGGGCTGATAAGTGGCTTAACTCACATGGCTACAATTCAAAAGCAATTCTTAATACGTTAAAGCCCCTTAGCGGGGAACTAAAGAACTATGAGCGCAACCTAGTTGCATTACGTTCTTTGCAACTTCTTACCGATGCCCGTAACTACGAAGCTGGTGTTGCAGCTAATAGATTCTTAAATGCTGGTGCCGACAGCGGCTCTGACATGAACCAATTAATTGCTGAGCTGTTAACAGCAGCTGCGGAACAGAAATCAGTAGTTTCAGCTTTAGAAGGAATTACTAGACCTATTGGCCAATTGCTTTACAGCCTGCAAGGCCAGCGACCAGAACCAGGCACGTTGTCATTCACCAACGCAGATGTTGGCGCTGACATTGAGAAATGGCTGACAGCTAATGAAGGCATCCCAATAGACGAATCTATTGGCAAAGCATTAAGCCCAGAAGCTGAGCAAGCAATTAGGACTGGAGATTATGGGTCGCCCAAGGTAATGCAAGAGATCGACCAGCTAGCAAGATCAATGGCCCAAGCAGCAGTCACCCCTGGGTTTGCTAAGGGTTTTTGGACTGAAATTAATAAAAATATTGGCATTGGTTCAAGAGGCTTGGTTGTATATCGTGCCGCCCAGCTGTTGTCTTCTGGAGCAACAATGTGGGGTAACGCCATAAACAACGTTATTCGGTTGGTTCAACTGCCAGTGTCGCAAGCTCTTGGCGCAGGCTTGCAGCTTGATTTCAATAGAGCCGGCCAATCTATGATGATATATGGCCAATATGTCAAAAATTTGTCAGAGGCTTACAGGCTGGGTACGGAGTCATTTAAAGCCGGGCGTGGGTTGTATGACCTTGATGACACCACCGTCGATTTCCTGGACAAGGCAGTGCGGCAAGACGCTGTCGCCCAAGCTGAGCAAGCAACAATGCTTGAGCAAGGAGTTGAGCGGCAATATCAAGGCAGTGGCGAATGGACCCTTAACACTACCCCTTGGCTTGATATACAAGATAAATCAATGTGGGCAATGGCACAGAAAAGAATGTGGCAAGCTTTAAATTTATCGACCCGCACTCAAGTAGCTTTAGACACTTATTTTAAAACTTTAGCTGGGTCGTCATTTGAATATGTTCGCAATTTACAGCCTGGTTTAAACCGTGCACAGGAAATGGGAATGCCAAAAGGCAGCCAAGAAGCATGGGATTTTGCTAAAGAATATTCTCAAGCAGCTGTTAATGGAGCAACCAAAAACGTTGTTGTTGATGGTCGCACAATCCTTGACGCTGTAATGACTTCGCCTCATGCGCAAACAGCCATGCGCTATGCAACTTTTACTGACGATATCATGGCTGAATTTGAACCTGGTGGCGCAATGGCAGGTGATGAGATGCCTTTCTTTGCAAGAACATTTAGCGCAATGCCTTTAGTGTGGCAAAATTTAATTAACCTTGCCCCAGTGTTTTCTATAATCCAGCCCTTTAACCGCACACCTGGCGACATTGTAAAAAGTGCAGCACGGATGACACCTGGCGTAAATCTATTTGTTGACACCTTTTGGCGTGATATAAATTCAACTGATCCAATGACACGCGACAGAGCAATAGGCGATGTAGCGGTGGGGACTGGAGCGATAGCGTTAACTGTTATCGCAATGTCGCAAGGTGTAGCTCAATTCACTGGCGGCGGCCCGCAAGACCCTGCTGCAAAACAAAAGTGGAGGGATGAAGGTAAGACGCCTTATTCCTTCCGGGTGCGTATTGGTACAGACGAAAACGATCTGCCAATTTATAGCGAATATTATTCAATGAGGGCTTTTGAACCTTTTGCTAGTTTGTTTGGTGGAGTCGCTGATTACATTGAAGTGGCAAATAAATTACCAAAAGAAGCAAGAGAGCAAATGGGTTCTGGCTTGACAATGGATCTACTTGCTGCTGTAGCAGCAGGCCAATTAAGCAAAACTTATTACCAAGGATTTACTGAATTGTATGAAACGTTAACTGGCATGGATCAAATGGAGCAAGGCCCAAATAAGCGCAACCCACTTGAACGGTATATCTCTCGCCTTGTTGTATCCCTAACCCCTTTCAGCTCTGCTTTAAGATCAACTCGGCGTATTGCTGATCCATATACCCGAATAGTAGAACCAAGCGACGTGGAAGGCGGGTTAGGCGGTATGCCAATGCGCATGTTTGAGGAGACCAGGGGCGAACTTGCAAACCTGATTCCTGGTTGGTCAACAAATTTACCGCCACGGTTAAATTGGATTACAGGCCAACCAATTGTGTTGTCAGGGATTATGGGCGATCAATTTTTACCGCCTGAGTACCCATGGATGGGCGCTGTAATGCAGTTTATGCCATGGTCACCAATGTCTAGAGGGCCTAAAATTGACCCTGTGCTGCAGGAAATGGCGTTGTTACACGGCAAAGGCGCTCAGTTTAAAGGCCCTACAGCTGAGGATTGGGGTAAGCAAAACCGGCTTAGCCCCCGTGAATACAACAAATACATTGAGCTAACGGCTTACGTTAGGGATGAATTTGGCCGGAACTTGTACCAAGCGTTACAAGAGACAATGGAGTCTGACCATTACAGATCCCAGCCACAGGAAGAGATCAGTTCTCAAAACGCTAGTGCAAGAGCCACAATAATTGATGGAGTGATTAGCAGCTTTAAGCAAAGAGGCAAGCAGCTGTACGAGAACCAGAACCCAGCGCTCACCCGCCAGCTAAACTATATAGACGGGCTCAACAAAGACGTGCAATATAGGGCAACATACGGGCAACCTAACCTTTCCAACTTTGTGGAGGCTTTACGCTGATGCCTTATTCTTCTGCGGTTTACACGGGCAACGGGTCCACCACTCAGTTTGCCATTACCTATCCCTACATCAGGAAGGAGCACATTAAGGTCTTTGTTAACTTTGTTGATACTGCTTACACCTACGTTAATAACACAACCGTTCAGGTGGCAACTGCCCCTGCGGCTTCTTTACGGGTAGAGGTGCGACGGATTACACCGTTAGCCAACGTACTGGTGGATTATACCGATGGCTCAACTTTAGTTGCAGCTGATCTGGATACGACGGCGCTGCAAAATTTATATATTGAACAAGAACTAGACGACGCATTAAAACAAACAGTTAACGTTGACCCCACGACCGGTTTGTTGACAGCTGGCAGCGTGCGTATAACCAACGTTGCAAACCCAACTAGTGCCCAAGACGCTGCGACTAAATCTTACGTTGATACTGCCGATGCGTTAAAGGTTAGCAAGGCTGGTGACAGCATGACTGGGGCCCTGGCAATGGGCACAAATAAAATTACTGGGCTTGGCACGCCAACTATTAGCACTGACGCTGCAACTAAAAACTATGTTGATACGTTTGCAGCGTTAACAGCTAACATCACAGACCTAAATGTTACGACAGCTAAGTTAGCTGCTGATGCGGTTACCAACGCCAAGTTGGCTGACGATGCTGTGCAGGTAGAAAATATCCTCAATGGTTCAATAACAGTTGCAAAAATGAATGGGGCTGCTGTTGTTACGGCGGCAGAACAGTCAGCTGCAACTGCAAACGACACAAGCTTTTTTACCACGTCGGCAACAGACGCAAGATTCTTCCGTCAAGACACTTCCGAGACTATATCTAGCGGTGACCCATGGAGTTCTAGCGATTCTTTTATTGCTACGACTGCAGCTATTGACGCTCGGGTTATTGACTTAGTTGACGACGTAGGCGGGTTCTTCCCCATTACGAACGAGACCAGCTTCCCCGCTGCTAACCCTGACATTAATGACGGCGCAGGAACGATTGTAAGCATTAAGGAGATGGTTACAAGCCGCACGCCAACGACTGGCACGGTAAGTATCTCCAACGGCCAAGGCAGCAACACAGTCATAATTACTGGTTGCGGTACGACCGTACTAGCAGCTGGGTTTGGCGTGCTGGTTGAGACGACTGCAACATTTAATACCTATAGCTTCCACCGGCTTGTACCAAAAGCAACAGAAGTCACAACCGTTGCAGCCATTTCAGCGAACATAACCACTGTCGCTACTAACAGCGCAAACGTAACCACTGTCGCTGATGATCTAAACGAGCCAGTCAGCGAGATCAACACTGTTGCTGTAAACATTGCCAACGTCAACGCTGTCGGCGGAAGTATTGCCAACGTAGACACCGTTGCAACAAACCTTGCTTCTGTAAATAGCTTTGCTAATCAATACAGGGTTGCGGCTAGTGACCCTACGACAAGCCTGGACACAGGCGATTTAGTATTCAATACAACAAACAACGAACTGCGTGTCTATAACGGCAGTGCATGGCAAGGCGGTGTAACAGCTACCGGCAATCTAATTTCAAAAAGCGGCGATACCTTTACCGGCCCCGTTGGTATCACGCTAGGGACGGCGTTGTTGCCTGGGTTATTTTTTAGCGGAGATCCCAATACTGGATTATTTAGTACAGGAGCAGATAATTTAAGCGTTACGACTGGCGGCGTTGCAGCAATTAGTGTTAGCAGCAGCGGCGGCAGCCAAAACGTTATTTTCGCTGGCCCTGTTGGCATTACGTTGGGGACGGTGTTGTTGCCTGGTTTGTCTTTTAATGGAGATTTAAATACCGGCATTTACAGCCCTGGCGCAGACCAATTTGCTATCTCAACTGGTGGCACTCAGCGAGCAACCATTGACAGCTTTGGCAGGCTCTTACTTGGTACGTCCAGTGTGCGTGACGTTGGCTTTTATTCCCCTCAATTCCTGCTGGATGGGGCTGGCGCTGCAAGCTCAACTTTTGCAATTGTTAACAATGAGGCGAACACAAATGGCTCTTACTTAATCCTAGGCAAAAGCCGCTCAAACTCAGTTGGCGGAATCACAGTTGTTCAATCTGGCGACACACTTGGACAGATTAGATTCGCTGGTGCTGATGGCTTTGATCTTAATCAGACCGGGGCGGCTGTTACCTGCGAAGTAGACGGCACTCCCGGCGCTGACGACATGCCTGGCCGCTTAGTGTTTTCCACTACCACCGACGGGGCAAACAGTCCGACGGAGCGGATGAGGATTAGCAGTGCAGGGCTTGTGACTGTTACCGGCGACATAACGCTTAATGCGCAAGGCGATTTGCGTTTTGCTGATTCTGATAGCAGCAACTATGTTGCGTTCCAAGCGCCAGCGACAGTGGCTGCAAATGTAACCTGGACGCTACCGGCAAGCGATGGGACTAACGGGCAGGTGCTTCGAACTAATGGTTCTGGTACACTAACTTGGAGTACACCAAGCGCAGGCGTAAGCCTTGGCCTTGTAATCGCTCTATCCTGACCCCATGGCTGAAACTTTTAACAACGCCAGCGTAAAGCTGACCACCACCAGTGCAACAGATATTTACCAGGCACCTACTGCTAATGCAGCAGATCGCGCCATTGTGCTGAGCTGTTTAGTTGCCAACGTAGATGGCACCAGTGCAGCCAATATTACAATTACAGTGACCGACGGCAGCAACACAGTATTAAGCACATTGGCTAGCACTATTGCAGTGCCAGCAGATGCGTCTTTAGAGGTAGTTACAAATAAACTCATACTTAAGCAATCGCAAAAAATCAGAGCAACAGCATCAGCCGCAAGCGATTTAGAAGTAACCCTTAGCGCGTTGGAGATTACAGTATGAGTAACGGTGGAATTATTGGCGTAATTAATACGCCTACTACATCAGTTGCTTCTGGCGTATGGACATTAAATGAAGTATTGCTAGCGCGAAGCCAAGATATTTGGCCCAAGGAACCTCTATTGGTAAACTATCTCGTAGTTGCTGGCGGTGGTGGCGGCAGCAATGGCGGTGGTGGTGCCGGTGGATTACGCTCTACCGTTACTGCGACAGGTGGCGGTGGTACATTAGAAACTGCGCTAACGCTTGTTGTTAGCACTAATTACACAGTCACGGTTGGCGGTGGTGGAGCAGGTGTCGTTGGCAACGCTGCAGTGGGTACGACTGGCACAAATTCAGTATTTAGCACAATCACGTCTAATGGCGGGGGCGGGGGCGGGGCTCAAACTAGCGGTGCTCAGAATGGTGGCAATGGCGGAAGCGGCGGTGGAACTGGGTTTGGCAGGCCCGGACCATCGGGGACAGTAGGTTCTGGCACGTCAGGGCAAGGGTTTGCTGGTGGGCAAGCATACTCAGACCTAGCGACTTTTACGTCTGGCGGAAGCGGCGGTGGCGCTAGTGCTGTTGGTGGTGACGTTAGCATTCCGTCTGGGGATTGTACCCCCGGCGGTGCAGGGGTAACCGTTTTAATAACAGGATCGTCGGTAACATACGCGGGTGGTGGTGGTGGTGCTGGTGGTGCTGGCAAAACCCAAGGACTTGGTGGCGCAGGTGGTGGCGGGGCTGGTGTCAACAGCGGGACTGTAAACGATGGAACAACAAATTTAGGTGGTGGCGGAGGCGGCGTTAACGGCGCTACCACTGCCGGGTCAGGCGGTTCCGGTGTTGTCATTTTGCGCTATCCCAACAACTACACTATTTCAAACCCTGGCGGTGGCTTAACTTTATCTACAGCAACTGATGGCAGTTTTAAAGTAACCACCGTTACTGCCGGTACTGGCAACGTATCCTGGAGCTAAACATGGCACACTACGCATTTCTGAATGAAAGCAACATCGTCACCGAGGTGATTGTTGGCAAAAATGAAGGTGAAGAAGGCACCGATTGGGAGGTGCATTACGGCAACTTTCGCGGCCAAACGTGCAAACGCACCAGCTATAACACATCTGGCGGAGTGCATAGCGGTGGCGGCACACCGTATCGCAAAAATTACGCAGGGATTGGCTACACATACGACGCAAGCCGTGATGCGTTTATTCCACCAAAGCCATACCCAAGCTGGTTGTTAGATGAGGCCACCTGCCTATGGGAAGCACCAGTTCCAATGCCTGACGGTAACAAGCTATACACTTGGGATGAGGCATTAGGCGGGTGGGTCACTTCAGTAGGCCCCTGAGCCGGTAGAATGACGGCAACAGCAGCTTGAACCGTGATCGAAATTCTTGCTGCAGCAGCAGGCGCTTTAATTTCCGCTTGCTGCGTGGTGAGCATGACGGCAGGTAGCCGCAATGAAGAATCTCGCATAGCAATCACGAAGTTGACTACAAGTTTGGATCATATTTCTGGGACGCTTGAGGTTATCCATGTTGATATGCGCGAGACCAACCGTGAATTGTTTGGCCGGTTGTCGCTTGTTGAGCAACGAGTGAGTAAAGTTGAGGCGACCACCACCCTCTAATTATTGTGGAATTTTTATCCCATCCAGCCTTTTGGATTGTTGTAGCAGCAGCTTCCGAGCTAATTGGCATGTCCAGCCTTAAATCAAATAGCATCATTCAACTGGTGTTTCAAATCCTTAATCTTCTTAAAGCAAAAAAGGGCTAATCAGCTTTGGCAAACCAGCTTGGGAACGGCGGTTAGAACAGGCCATCCGTCAATGGTGGTTTGAAAAGACTTTGCCAGCTAAATTGGATGCTGCTGAAGCTGAATGGCATAAAACTCAACCGTTACCGCCGCTACCCATTGTGATAGAACACCCTATCAACGATGAATTGCAAACAGGCGCTAGTCGCTTGTTAGGTGGTGAGATTTCAATTCATGCTCCTTACGACCGAAACTGACATGTGCATTCCCGGTATGCAACAGATGATGGGCCAAATGGGCGGAAAGCCCAATTTGCTAATTGCAAATCAAGGGCCTAGCACTCCCGTGAAATATGACGAAAAGATGGGAGTGTTTGCTCCCAACATGGGAGCGGGACGCCCTGGTCAAGTGCGTTTGAAAAACCCACCCAAGGGTATGGCCTAAGTTATTTCTTTTTGGCCTTGGGTGGCTTAGCTGTCTTAGCTGATTCTTTAAAGTCTTTAGCTGTAGGTGCACCAGCCGCCCCAGGTTCACGCATTTTTTCTCCAGAGCCTGCTTTAATGCGGGCTCTTTTACGTGCAATGTTGATATAGAGGCCAGCTTTAGCGTCAGCCATTAGTAACCTTTTTTGCCGCCAGTGCCCTTAGAGCCTTTACCGCCTTTTTTCATGGGTTTAGTTGGAATGCAGGCTTATCATACAAGCAATCCCAGTAAGTTATGAGCAATTTTCTTGCAGCCGCTAAAAACACAGTACAACCACCCCTCGCCCACCAGCAGGCTGCCTGGAATTTTGCTTGGGATCAGCTTGACGACGAGCAAAAAGCAGAGTTTTTGGTGATGTTTAGAAGCGACCCACCGGCAAAGCTTTCACTATCTGTACAACTTGACGTGCCTTATGAGTACCAACTAGACAACGGCCCCACCGGTTACCGCGAGTGCTTCAGCAGCTCATGCGCCATGGTTGCAATGTTCTGGAAGCGTGTCGCCTCAGATAATGCGTACAACGTAATTCGCAGCCGCTATGGGGACACCACAGACGCTATGGCCCAGGTCAAAGCACTGCAAAGCATGAACTTAGACGCAAAATTTGTCACCAATGCAAACGTAACTTTAGTAGAAAATGAGCTAAGAAACGGTCGGCCTACTGCTGTGGGTTGGTTGCACCACGGCAGCAGCCTTAATCCAACTGGAGGAGGCCATTGGTCGGTATTAACGGGGTTTGACAACCAGTTTTGGACAGTTAACGACCCAAATGGGGAGGCAAATTTAATCTCTGGGGGGTATATAAGTAGTGCAGGTGGTCGTGGCCAACGCTATTCCCGCTTGAATTTCAATCGCCGTTGGCTTGTCGATGGGCCAAATAGCGGTTGGGCGATTTTATGCAAACCGTTCCCTCCCCACGATGATTGAAACCAAACGCCTTAGCCCTGAAGTTCTAGAGTTCCGCATCCCATATAAATGCGGGGAAACGTTTGAATTCTTTCTAGCTTCTGATATTCACCTGGATAATCCCAAGTGCGACCGCAAACTATTTGCACGGCATTTGGATGAGGCTAAGG